TAGTTATATCTAATATTTGCCTGATCTGTCGCATTACTAGAACCTGTCGTAGTGTTTTGAATATGAAAACTTTTTTTAAAACCTTTTTCCCAAGGGCCAGTATCAGAACTTGTTAAATCATGTATGGTTTGAGTGGTTCCCATCACTCCAAATCCTGAATACCATCTATCACAAACTTTTACTCCACCACCAGTTGACGAAGTTGCTCCATATTGATTAACGATACAAGCCCCATTAATTATCAAATTTCTGTTGCTTAGATTATTAGTAGCCTTAACGGTACACGACCCATCGCTTGCCAATGTAACAGCATCACTTGATGCTCCTGTGTGGCGTATTGCGTTGACTTTTAATTGGCTCATGTTATGTAGCTCCTAAACGGATAAACCTAAAATATGTTTCATCAGCATTTGTATTACCGTTGCTGTAAACAGTACTACCTCCAGTATCAACTTTTGCTTTTACTCTGAAATTACTTGCATTTGTAACGTCTACGACACAAGAAGCTATACAACAAGAATGACTATTTGATGATTCAGCTTGTTTTATGTGCATTCTTGAATTACCAACTTCATCATAATTACTTCCACTATCAGATGAAACATGAATCATACCTTGTATTTCTCTTTCATCGCCTGCAAGAAAACAACTTAATTGAAACTCACATAAATAAATTCCTGTTTCTGGAAAAGTAAAAATCCCAGAACTATATGTCATTCCTGTACCAATAAATCCAGAAGTAGCATCATCTGATCTTTCAAAATTTTCTAGTGGGTCTCGATTACCTGTTACTGATGTCGTATTCCTAAAAGTATCAACCATAGTTATTCCAGGAGGATCAGCCCAAACTAAATTTCCACTACCGTCAACAGTTAAATACTGACCAGCAGTACCTATAGTTGCAGGTAATTTAAGTTCTAAATCAGATGCAGGATTCGTTGCGGGTGCGCCAATTGACATTGAGTTGCCACTGGCATGAGGGAACTTTAATTTACTCATGGTTTGGGATACTTATCTTTGACAGGTTGAACAATGTCTGTCTTCCATTTTGCCAACCCATTATGAAAAATATAATCTAATTGTGATTTCCAGTCAGGGTATTCATTGGCTCTTTTCCATTGATAATCAAGTTTATTTAACTCAACTCTCGCAGCATCTACTTTAGATTGTTCTATAGTTATAGCTTTCCCATCTACATCAAATACACCTGTTGAATCATCAATAGACCAAACATCAGGATATGCCTTTCTAATTGCTGAATGATCATAATTTGCCATTATGCAGCTACCTCCATAAGTGTTATTGATGAAATTGCTCTATGATATGCTGTTGAATCTGATTCTGTCTCTGAATAATTTAATGTAATTGTTTTTGTACTTCCAGATTGATGTAGACCAACAAAGCCATAGGTCGTTGCGCTTGTTGTACTTGGACTATCCAAATATGAGTAGTGGATATTAGTCATAGCAGTATTATCATATACCCGATCAGCAGATCCTACATAACGCCTAGTTCCAGCCGAATTACCATTAAGGGTTCCTGCTGAAGGTGTTGCACCATCTCTCCAAATCCGTATTGCTACACCTAACCCTGTATTACATCCGATATTTGCGTTCACTATTACCAGTACTTTATTGCTTGAAGAGCTTGGTGTTATTGATGCAGACATAAACTGCCCTGTTTCACCACCACCACCAGCACTTGAAGATGCTGTATCAGTTTTGTTTACATTTACGACTTGAAGAATATGCCCCGCAGAACTTAAACCGTTGTTATCAATAACTGCCCGTTGTGTTCCACCTGTAGAAAATTTAATTGCGTCGGCTGCGTAAACAATTCCGCTATTGCTGTCTGACCCACGAACAGACGGACTAGCAGCCGAGCCGTCAATACTTGCTATTCCTGTTGTTCCGTCTAATGTGATTGCCATGTTTAGATCTTAGCGAGTGCTATGTCGAAATAACAAGTGATTAAACAATAGTCCAAATACATCCTGATGGAATAGTAACAGTCTTGGATGCGTTGATTGTTATAGGCCCAAAACTACCAGCATTACGAGATGCAGTAATTGAATAATCATGGGTAACGGCTTGTTGGTTTTCCCAGAAAACAGCGTTGTCACCGTTATCACCTCCCGTTGCGCCGCCTCCGCCTCCTATCTCTCCCCATGCGTCGGTATAGCCTTCAAATTGTCCAAGTGTTGTGTTATAGCGGAACATTCCAGCAGCAGCCGAACCAGGCCGTTGTGCTGTTGTGCCATCAGGTAATTTAATCGCTGTATTGCTATCAAAGTCAGCCGTTCCAGTAATGGTAGGACTTGCGGCGGGTGCTAATCCAAGGTTTGTACTAGCTAGGGTTCCAATCTCGATCCATGCGTTATTAGCAGCATTTCTAATTTTTAATTTTCCTGTATTCGTATCAGCCCATAACATATAGGGATATTTTGTCGTCATCGCTGAGTCAGTTGACCCGCTGTTTTGACTAACAGAAGCTAAAAAGGTTGCATCAATATCTGTTCTTACCGCTTGCCCCGTTCCGTTAGGGATCGTGTAATTTGCAACTTGTGCCATACGTCGCCTTGAGAGTCTATGCCGTTAGTTTAGACCCCTAGACCATAACCCACACTTTGCCAAGTAAAGTTTTTATTGATTGCGGCTCCGCTAGAAGATCTTATTGTGAAAGTGAAGTTTGTTCCTGTCACTGTTGGCCCGTCGATATAATCACCACTTGCAAGATTATTAACCTGAATACCAATAGAAGGAAGATAAGCATTAACCCCACCTAAACCGCTAGTGCCGACAAAATAAGGCTTATTAAATGTAATTGTTTTACTTCCAGCCCCACTAGCTACCGCCGCCACACTTTGCTCAACATGCCTTTGTAAGGTCGCATCAAATCCAAGTTGTGTCACTCGTATATTTTCGTCAGTATCAGAGCTACTTAAAACAGCTTTAAATTCAAATCCTCTTGCTTTAAATACACCATTAGCAAACTCATTCCACGGGTTCCAAGTTGGTGATCCACTGCCAGGATTATCATTTGTTGTTCTGACATACATTTTTGCATCAACGTTGTTAACGGCTCCATCCCAATCGCCTCTAGCATCTACATCTGTGATTGAATCAAACTGATCATTAGGTAAGAATCCATCAGTTAAGAAATGACGTTTTAAATCAAGAGAATAAACAGCACCTAAATCAAGTTGATTAGCAAAGTTATATGTTCCGATTGATTGAATATCACCAATATTATCGAAGTTAACAATTGCGTCTACATCAGATTGAGCATCAACGGTTTGACCTTCTAAAGCAATAGCACTATTTGTAGGATCATAATAAACATTAGTTTTTGCACCTGAAAATGGAGTTGGACTAAGTTGATCTTCTCGTTGTGTGAGAACGCCTAAAGCGTTCAACGTATCAGGTAGATCAATTAAAACTGAAGTTGCATTAGCTGACTGCCTGCCACCATCATCAACGAACTTAACGAATATTTCTCCTTCAACTAAAGGAACAATTGCTTGGCTAGCTGCACCGCTAATAGCTGGAATTAAACTTACCGACTTACTCCAAACGCCTGTTCCATCTGTTTTAGAACTATGTCTGATTTCAATTTTTCCAGCTAATTTAACGTCAAGCTCTGTTGATTGATCCCAACGTAACCGCCCCGTATTATTGGACATTGGCTCCCAACTTAAATTAGTTACATCAGCAGGTAAAGCAGTTTTTCCTACGGCGGTATAAGAAAGTTCAGCGGGATTCGTAGAAGGTTTTAATGCTGCGTTATATGCAAAAACTCTTGCTTCATATACACCCTCAGTTGTATCAAAGATCTCAAATTCGGTGCTTGTAACTGTTGTTTGAATAAAGTTACCGCTGCCTTTTCTCCACTGAACGCGATATTGAGTAACACCTCTTTGACCTGACCAACTAAATGTAATTTTTACTTTTGCTTGTCCATTAACTTCAATAATCTGTTCTGTTGCTGCAAGGTTAGATGGAGCATTAGGAATTTCATTTAATATTGATACTGTTCGAGTTGCTAAAGGCGTTCCATCTTCTATATAAGAGAATTTACTTGCGTTATAAACAAGAGCCGAAACAGAATAAACGCTTTCATCTTCTGAGACACCGATCACTCTCCATTGAGTTGTTTCTACGGTGCTGTTAGAAATCACCCAAACAGAATTAACATTAGGTGCAGAACTAAAAGCAGAAGAAACAGTAATTACTGCTCCAGATATTCCACTTATTGTTTTTGTTTCTATTGATCCATTAGGGAGGACAACAGAAAGAGTTGCATTGTTCGTTGCATCTAAATCTGTTTGATCTTCATTATCAACTGTGACCGTTGTTGTCGTTGCTGCACTTATACGACCACCACGCCGAACACCTGAACGCATAGGGTCAGCAACATCTATGACATCTCCAGGAGAAAGACAAACTCCTGCATCCATTGCTGTTGTGAAATTAATAACCTCCCCTTCATGGAAAAGGCTGTATAACATCCACTTGCCTATTCTTCGCGCAGCCGAGCGAGATGTACATCCAATCGCTTTTACATTTTTCTGAATAATTCCATACTTTGCTTGCATTGAAGTATCAGAAACTTCCTCCCAATCAATCTCTTGTGTTTCATTATCGAAGTAAGAAACATTAATTTGAGTTGCTCTTGTTTTAACGCTACTTCCTGTATAAGTAAAACCACCCTCTCCTACGTTGGCGAGAGTAAATAAATAAGAACTATCTTTTGGACTATCTTGTGAAATAGTAAGCGCACCTACAGACCAATAAGGCATGCAACGCATAGAAGAACATATATTATTTATTAACTTATAAGCAGAAGTTTGTTTTTGAATAGAACCATTAAATGCAAACCTTGGTTCTGTTCCTCCTAAGCCATTATCAACCTGTTCATTGTTATATTGACTAACAGAATAGAAAGTATATTTATCTAATTGTGACTCAGATATATGAGAACCTAGCCCATATCTTTCGTTAATTAATAGATCATAAAGTATCCATGAAGGACACGAAGTTGAAACTTTTGTTGCACTAAAACTACCATTCCAAGATCCGCTATAAGTTAAAGAACCATCACTTTGAAGTGTTGCATTACTAGGAATCTTAACCTTAATTCCTCGCACTTTAAACATGCGATTTGGAATTGATGGGAATTGTTCAGCATCAAATCTAAGTGCAGTATGAGCCGTATTTGCATAAGGTAGATTTTGCCAATAGATCTCAGTGTAAGAACTCCATTGAAACTCATCATGTTTTTTAGTGTCTGTGCTATCTGCGGCTGTTCTTTTTACTGTGATTGTATAAGGTTGAACAAGTGTACTTGAACGAAAATTAATTAAATAATCTTTGAAATAAGCATCAGCACTTTTGCCTGAAATCGCATCATCACTTATTGGAGTTGTAACAGTTCCATTTGCATCTGTAATTTGAATTGTGACGTAAGTGGTCACACCTGATGTGCTTCCATCATCTTCATACTTTTGAAGCCTTGGACAGCCAATTGTTATTCTTACAGCTTCAATTCCACTTGTTAAAGTTCTACTAACAGGAGAAGAATATGTAACAGCTACACCAACAGGTTTCTCAGTTTCAACTCCACTAATACCCGTAATTGATGTTTGATTAGAAGTACCAAAACGTGCATCAAACTCTACATCTTGAAAGTTGTAATCTGCATCTTGCAAACTCGTTATGTTTGCTGATTGCTTAATAACTTGAGTTTTATTTAAGTAAACATCTTTTAATGCTGCATTTAGATAATTAGTTGTTCCTTGTGTGTAACCATCAGCAGAAGGAAAACCACCAATTTCACCCTCTCCAAGAACATCAATCAGAGTCGAAAACTGCTTACTTCCTAGAACATCACTAGGTAGCGTTGGATCAGTTAAAGTTGTCGATTGATTTAAATTATTGATTGCCATTAAGCAGTACCTTTGACTTGTGCAGTATCAACACCATTGCTGACAACTACAGAACCGACAAAT